AACAAGAATACCGCTAGGAGTGTTCTTGTCGTTGTCATTTTTCACTTAGCGGCCAAAGGTAAATGTTCTTAGCCACGCCGTAGTATTCGCTCTCGGTTACTCGGTGACGGTTCTCAAAGTGTTTGTTGTTCAGACCGGACATGATCCAGCCACCAGAATCTTTAGCGGCAGCTTGGTGTAGCACCTTTACGCGACCTAGTCCCTTAGGTAGCGTCCACTGGGGTTTGTAAGATACGAGGTCGCCCTGCTTGATGTCATCGAAGTCGCGTGTATCCATGCTGACGTAGGCGACAATCGTGGCCTTAGGGTTTAAACCTTCTGGGGCAGGTGGAATGACTGGAGCCATGCTACCAGTTCCCAAGACCGCCGTGAAATAATCACCATCTGCCTGTGCGCGAAGCATTGCGTCTGGCTGGCTAGAACATATGATCGGAACAGGCAAAGCGGACAAAGCGTTACGCTCCTGACTGACCGCAAAGAGAATCAAGAGGATTACGACTAGAACACCAAGAACCAAACCGAGCTTCACAGTGGTTCCTCCACAGGCTCTGGCGGTGGCACTAGCGTCCAGTTGCTTTCGCCCTCAGCGTCAATGGTTTCATCTATTAGAACCAAACTAGCATCACCATCTGGAAACTGCGCTTTGTGCGCCGCAAGCATTTTCGCCTCGGTGGCAAACTTCCGAACGGTTGCATCGTCACGGTATGAAACGACTTGGCCCACCCCAAGCGATATGGCTGCCGAGTTGATAATGAAGTGGCCCTTGGTTTTTGTCGTGATAGCCATTATGCGGTTCCCCCGTCAGCGATTGTCCAGCCGTCTGTGCTGATTAGATTAGCCCGTGCTGCCGCTGCCGTGCCACCGCCCGTGTAAGTGCTTGATCCAAAGTTAGGTGACATACCATTAAATGGGTTCTGTGCGTCCCAGTTGATTAGCAGGGCATCATAGCGGGATGTTGGAAGTGTGACACCAGTGGCGAAGGCGTTGAGGCGTGTTGTAGCATTCAGTCCCTCAATGTCAAATCCATCAATTCCAACGATGTCTGTCAGACTTGAGCAGTTATAGAACATGAAGCTCATGGTCGTCACGCTTGAAGTGTTAAAATTAGTCACGTCAAGAGAGGTAATCGAAGAGCAGTTAAGGAACATGAAGCTCATGTCCGCCACGCTTGAAGTGTCAAAGCTAGTCACGTCAAGAGTTGTAAGCGATGAGCAGCCATTGAACATATTGGTCACACTCGTCACGCTTGAAGTGTCGAAGCTAGTCAAATCAAGAGATATGAGCGATGAGCAGCCTTGGAACATGCGGAATATATTTATAACACCAGAAGTGTCAAAGCTAGTCACGTCAAGAGAGGTAATCGATGAGCAGCCACGGAACATGAGGTTCATCTCCGTCACGCTTGAAGTGTCAAAGCTAGTCACGTCAAGAGTTGTAAGCGATGAGCAGTTATAGAACATGAGGTTCATCTCCGTCACGTTTGAGGTGTCTGTATTTCCTGCCACAAACGATGTCATATTAGAACATCCGTAGAACGCAAATTTCAGCCTTGTCCACCCCAAAACACCCAAGTTCTCAACTGACTTAACCTTCAGCTTATCACCTGCATTATTAAAATAGATATTCGGGAATGTGCCGGAAATTCTAATTTGATGGTCGCCTGCTGACGCATATTCATGCGCCAAGTCAGCGTCGTTATAGGTCGTGATTGCAGACGTAGCCCCGTCGCCCCAATCAACCGTCGCGTTAAATGTGCCGACATTCTGACAAGGAATTGTGAAGGTCTCGCTGGAAGTGGTGGTGGCTACTGTCCACACGAAGTCAGTTGTAGTAGGGACTTCTGGAGCGTCTATCCACCCAAGAACCCCACCCTCTCCGGCAACTAGGTTATTGGGCCTCTCTAAGACGTTCCACTCGCAAGCAAGCATATCGTCTCCTTAAACTGTGAACGGTGAGGCAAATATCGTAGCGTCTGCTGTCTCACGGATGAACTTAGCGGCGCGTGCCGTAACAATGCTCCATGTGAGATGCTGTCCAGCTAAAATCTTGTGACCGTTGCTAGAAGATGGTGTAGTGCCATCAAACGTAACGAATACGTTATCAGTTTGAACGTCGAGGACGACAAACTTGGTGTTGGCCGCTTCCCACGATTCTGTGAACTGAATTGCGCTGGAGCTAACCGTAAGGCTAACGGCACTATCCGTAGATGGGACGGGGTAGATATTTACTGCGAATGAATTAGCCATAATTAAAGTAAGAAATTATCGGGTTGAGCGTGAGACGTAAGTGGAGATGCGGCGTGCTACTAAATTGCTGTTGCGCTGATGCTCGGCTTTCTCTAATTCTAGCATTAAGTATTGCTGTGCAACTTGCTCTTCCATCGCAGCTTTATCGGTCTGTCCGTCCATGCGGAGGAAGTCAGCATACGAGGAGTGAGCGGCGTAGTGAAAGAACTCTAGGGGAATATCCGTGCTAGAGGTAGTGTAGTCGCCACCCCATTGCTTCGTGAAGGCTACCCAGAAGCCCGTAAGCCCCGTAGTGTTACCTACTACGTGTGCCCCAGAGCTATCTACGTAAAACTCGTATTCGTTAGCCGAGTATAGATTAAACGGGTTTGCCCCCCAAATGCGGTTATACGAGTCAATGTCTGGGATGGTGTCGGCAATAACAGTTCCAGAACCCGTGTAGGTTTCGGTGGCCGTATTGGTTGTGTCCAGCGTGTAGGTGAACGTGTCGTTCTTAATGGTAGTGGTATCAATCCCAACCACCTGATATGAGCCATTGGGATCAACTGTTCCTGACAGACTCGCCGTAGTAACAAACATCCCTGCCACAAAGTCTACTGCGGTGGCACATACGACCGTCACAGTCGTCCCTGAGCGGATTGCAGAGGTTATGTTGATGCTAGATCCTGTGTAGGAGTCGGCAATAACGTTAGAGGTAGCAGGACGGGCCTGTGCGGATACAACGTAGCGCGGCCACATAGGGCTAGTGCGGTATGCCTGATAAAGCCGCCGATTGACAAATGCCAGTATGTTCGTCTGCTCAGAAGTGGTAAAGTCGCTCACACCTGCTAGAGCTGTAATCAATCCGTAGAGTTCTGTGTAAGTCTTGTTTGCCATTAAAGTAGGTTAGGTGCTAAGTGTGGGAATCTCTTCTGGAAATCTTTCAAGAACTCGTTTGAGTGAAGCTCTTCGTGACCATACTTTTTTAGCATACGGTAATACTCCCACTGAGGGATAGAGGCTGTGTGGCGGCCGAGTCCAGGCACTTCTTTTCCACCGCGAGCCAGCTTTGCTTCTTCTGCTGATCTGCGTTCTGCTTCACCCTCCATCTCTTTCTTTAGTTGCAACCCCGTGGTTAGCTCTCTCATCAAAGCGCGGTCTACTTCGCCATCGCTGTATCTTGGGATATTCGTAATTAGTTCCATAGTTGCAAAAACAAAAAAGGGGCATAGCCGAAGCTATACCCCCATTTTAACAACTATTTGTTGTGCTAGTCCTTAGAACTGCAACAGATCAGCAATACGCAGATCGATAAACAATTCACTAGATTTAGCAGATGCAATTAGGCGAGTGCGGTAATCTTAGCGAAAGCACCAGGATGCTTAACGCAGAGCGTTCCAGTCCAATCAACGTAACCACGTTCGCCACCACCCAAGTTAGGCAGACGGCTAGAACCAAGGGTGATCAACTCAGGAACCCCGATGAAGTCAGGGTTGATGAGGTAGCCAGTGTCCTTGTTCGTGGTATCAGGAGCGCAGTCAGGATTCATGTTCACAATCGACACGTTACCGTGGTCGCTGGAATACATATCAACACTGAGCTTGATTTCACCAGAACCACCAGGGTAGTTCACATTGCGAACGCTGTAATCAGTCGCTTCGGAAGTGCGAGCGAAGTCGGAAATGACACGGCGCAGGGCAGTATCAGCAACCAACGTCATGCTGTTCGTGGAACCAGACACACGGTAAACCGAAGTGATGAGGTTGTTGAGAACAGTTTCGGTGAAGTCACCCGTAGCGTGAATCGAAGAAGCAGGCGTGCGGTAGTCCGAAGGGACATCCGTAGGGCCAGCAGAATCAATCCAGTCGCCCAAGCCGCGCATACCGTAAACAACTCCTGCGCCATCTTCAACGGTGCGGTCGTTTGTGCTGAGAAGCGTTGCTTCGATGTCGCGTTTGAGTTCGCGGACAGCCTTAGCTTCTGCCTGTGCAACTTTAGCTGGGCCAACCGACTCAACGGCATCTTGCAGATCGGAAACCATGTAATCGCGACGGAACTTCTGGACATAGTTGCCAAGACGAGCGCGATTAGAGAATTGATCGGTGAACGAAGTAACGTCAGCACCTTCAGCAACACCAGTCGTAACTGGGGCAGAGAGGGAGTCAACAGTCCATTCTACGAACGTAGCGTTCGCTTTAGATTTAGAGGCACTTGAGAGAACTGGAGTCTCCTCAGGAGCGAGGATAGTCAGAACATCAAGGAGGTCTTCACGGTTAGAAACCGCAGAACCATTATTGGTTGTATCGTAAGTATTAGAAAAAGCCATTTTAGTGGTTTGTTAAGAATTTGAACAAATCTAACTTAGATTTGCTCGTTTAGAGAGTTGAGCTGTTCGAAAGGCTACGAAGTCATTTGGGTTACCAGATCCCTTGAATTTACTTTGGACGGCTTTGATCTCTTTTGAAGACCTTGCCTCTGGACGTTCTGCTCCTGCTGCGTTAGACCCCGGATTAGAGGGAGCGTTAATAGCAGGTTTTGATTTAGCATCCATCTTGATCTCCTTGCGCCCGTAGATGGAACTTGCCGCGTGAGCGATCATGTAGTCCATGTAAGGTTCAAGGTCTGGGACGGCTTTGACGGCTTGCTTAATAACGTCTTGATTAACAAGAATTTCGTATTGTCGCTTTACGTCGTTGTCTTCGCCTTCCAGCCAAGGGAGTTCTTTGCGAGCTGAAGCGGTCATCTGTTCCTTTTGAGCCTTCCGTGTCTCGACTGCTTGTATAGCTTGCAGTTGATTAGGGAGATGCTCTTTACGTGCCTTGCGAGCGTCACGCAGAACTTTCTTTACCTGACCTTTGGTAACATCATTGTTGTCAACTACGGCTACGGAGTCGTCAGACCCAGCATCCTCATTGGAGTCGAGAACTTCCTCTGCCCATTCAATAGCATCGTCTACCTCGCGAGCTTTATCTCGCAAATCTTCGATGGTATTTATATCGGCGTAGGGGTTCTTCTCTTCCTTCTTGACGGCAAGTGGGTCTTCCTTTGGCTTATTGTCATTGAGTTTTGCCTCAATAGCAGTTAAGCGTTCTTCCGCTTGCTTTCGTTTTGATGTTAGTTCGGCGAATCGGGCTAGTGTGCCTTTGCCGCCGAGCTTCTTCTTCAAAGCATCTAAGTCCTCAATAGAGAGGCTTTCGATGTCGTCTAAATCAATTTCTTTAGAATGAACGTCTTCACTTTCGGCTTCCTCGGACTGTTCGTCTTCGGTCACTTCGGTGTCAACAGGCGTTTCCACTTCGGCTTCTGACCCTTCCATGTCGTCAGTTACCTCTGCTTCTACCTCCTGTGGTTCCAATTCCTCTGGCTTTGGTTCTGGCTGTGAGGCCGCCACCTTAGCTTCGGCACGCTGAGCGGCAAAAGCCTCTGGCGTGATGTTGGTATTTATCGCTGGAACTTTTTGTGAGTCAGCGTTCTCACTTTTTACTTCGTTGGACATATTAAACCACTCCCTTTGCGCCGGAGCGAATTGCTTAACTAAAGTCTAGCAAAGGTTTTTAGTGCTTGACAGGTGGTGTATTATGGTATCGTCTAAATAGAGAATGAATGACCCCAAACCAAAGTCTGATAAGTATGCGTGGTGTGCGCCGGAGCATATCGCAGTAGCTCAGACGATGCAGCGCAAGAACGGCAGGCTTGTTATTACCCCTAACCCCATCTTTGCTTACTCAGCAGCCAACCCACCTACGCACGTAGTAGGCGCAATTAGACGAATGGAGCGGCGATGAAATACCGAGTAACGTGGCGAGAGTGGCTTAGATCGGGCAACCCTAAGCTAGAGGACTACAATGTGCTTTGCTCTGGTGAGGCTGTTGTATTCGCGAATAGCGAAGATGACGTAAAGCAAGTTGCCGCGACACTCTTTCGTGGAATGGAAATTGTATCAGTAAAGGAAACCGAATAATTATGGACATCACAAAATCAATCGAAACGCTCAGTAACTACAAAGAGTTCGCTCACTTTATTAAGCAGGTTCACTTCATGCGTGAAGAAGCCATTGCTAATATGTTTGAGGCAGAACCTCATACCGTTCAGCAAATCTCAGGACAAATCCTAGGCTGCGATTCGGTGCTAAAGATGGTAGATTCAGAGACGCTATTTACGCGTCACGAAATCTAGGCTATTGATTTGCAAGCGCGTCTCGCGCATGTATCAGCACTTCTTGCGCTTGCCGTAAGCTGTCATTGGCTTGCTTTTGCCTTGAGACTTCTTTTGATTCGTCTTCTGATTGCTCGACTTGTATTGTTTACCGGATTTGTTCATAATAGTTAGCTGTTAAGACTTAACAGTCCCAAGCCCTTCGGCTCCAATAATTTGCAGAAAGTTTGTTGGTCTTTCCCTTGATTCCTCCAGACCGAGCGCAGTAGCTTTTCTTTCTTGCTGGCTGGCTTTTCTTAATGCTCATATTGGCATCTCCAAAGCGAACGATCTTTTCAGTTCCGCCCTGACACGCCTTAACGACAAACTTCTTTCCACCTTGAACCTCTCGGCGCGGCACGTTGCACTTCATCTTTGATTTATCTGCCATGTGTTATTTTTTAAATAGTGATACTGTCCGTGGGCCTCTGTTTTTTACCTGATTAAACCAATTAGAATCCTGTGCTTCTGCGGCAGCAGTTATGTAATCGTCGTTCTGAAGGGCTTCCTTCATCTTTTTAAACTTATTGAGTTTGGTTAATCCAAGGTTAAAGCTCATGTCTGTTAAGGCCATCTTTACACCCTCTGGACGTTTATCAAACTTTGAATCAAACTTACGAGCGTCAGCATAGGCTTGAGACAAACTCTGGTTATAAAGGGTTTTAATCTCCTTGTCGTTTAACTCCCTACCTTTGAATAGTTCATTGATGTCAATGCCCTGTTGATTTAGAAACTTTTGGTTTGCTTTGTCCTCTAGGTTAAAGCCAATACCTATAGTCCTATTGCCCTTGTCGTCCTCATACACTTGCGTCTTATACCCTTCGTTCAAGGCAATCATATCGTAGTATGCTTTTGCCCTGAGTTGTTTAGCTCGTCGCCGAGAGAGTTCTTCTGTTGTCATGTCTTATTGTTGCATCTGTTGAGTGTTTACTTCACCCATAGCCGCAGGCTGAGTTCCAACCTTACCAATCTGTGCGTTTTGCATCTGCTGCATCTGGAAGGTGTATTGTGCGGCGTATTTCTCAAGCCGCGCCTTAAACGCTTCGTCGTTCTCAATGCGCTGCATTACGTCAGGCTGTTGAGCATACTGCTGAATTACCTGTAGAGCAATCTGCGCTCCGTTAGGCTGAGCAGGCATTTCAATACCAGCAAATATCTTGGTCAAGTCGTCAGTCACCTTCTTCACCACTTGCTGTTGGGCTTGCTCGGTGGGCTGAATAAGTGAGTCAGCAGCGATAGGATCAATAGCATATGCGCCCAGCGTGATAAGCCCATCAATGTCCATCTTGCCGTTCCTGTCAATTTGGCTCAGGCTGAGAAGCGATTGCAGCTTCTTCTCTACGCTATCAGGATCATTGCTAAGAATGTCGTAACCGATCATGATGTCAAAGTTCTCATCTGGGTCGCCGCGCTCAAACTTCTGTGGAGCAGGCTCGCCTGTAACACGGAACCATGTGGTATCATCTCCGAAGCGTTGGAAGTTCTTGAAGCAGAACTTGAGGACGTTCTGGGTGTGCATGAGGAACTTCTCCGCATAGTAGCGGCGAATATCTGGTGCATCTATCTTGTTAGGTGCAAGCCCTACTAGACCGTCTGCAACGGAAAGCATGGTTTGCTCCATTTCCATAGAGCCTTGGTTGAAAGGAGGGATTGGCCCGTAGCTAACTTCACCTTGACGGCGATATGGTAGGAACCCACCTGGGCGCAGATCAGTTGGAGCATTGCCAACGGGATGCTGAATCCACGGCATGGTTGCCAGAGAGTTGCGATCAACTCGGCTATCGCGCTCAATCTTGACCTGCCACTGTGCGCCCCGCAGGAGTTCTGGGAAGGCTTGCACATCGTATAGACGCTTAGTGTCTTCAAAGAGTCGTGTAACAACAACGGGGTAATCCTCGTAGCCATTCATTAGCTCATGCTTGGCATAGGACGGGGCGTCGCCAATCTTCTGGTTGAGGTCGCGGTGAAATACCGTCTCATAGATTCCCATAGAGCCATCTTCGGAGTCAATGAGGCGTTGGTATCCATGAACTACTTCAATGAGCGTGTCGTCGTTGTATGAGGTGTCCGTAAGGCCAAGGTTGCGGCGACCTGATTGGTTATCATCAATAGGGTCGGAGTTCACGCCCTTGTAATGCTCAATAACGTAGTCAACCCAATCGGCATCCCATCCATCGCCATCAACCTTAGTGAGTAGTTGCTGTGGGGTATAGTATGTGCGCCAAAAGCAGTAAGGAGCTTTCTGGGGGTCTGTAACGTAAGAAGGGAAGAAGAAGTCGCCGTCCGGTGAGAGAGACTCTACGATGGGGCAGTTTATCTTTTGTCGGCTTACGCTAATTTCTGCCACCCCTGTTTTCCGCAAGTCCTTGAGTGCGCGCTTGGCGCGCTTGTCGGATGTGGCTGGATATACAGCCTTAA